TAAGTGAAATCAAAAGATACCAAAGTATCAATAAATACATAAGTGAGCAAGAAGCTCCATTACCACCAACAGATGCTGTTGCTGATGAAGTGACTGCGGCAATCCCACCAACTGGTGCGGGTGAAGGTGCTCCTGCAGCTCCTGACGCACCAGCAGCTCCTGCGGCTCCTGAAAAAATCGATATCGAGAACGACCCCGATGTAGAGAAATTAGATGCTGAAGGTGAATCTGTTGAAGGAGAAGAAGGAGACGGAACTGAAGAGTTAGAAATTACTGACCTTGTGACTTCTCAAAAGAATATTGAGAAAAAACAAGATGAATATTTTAATAACCTTTTCGGACAAATTTCAAAGTTAGAGGCAAAATTATCTGAGATGGATGCTCTAATGAATAGACTCAATACTATCGAAAATAAGATTGAGAAGTATAGAGAGAAAACTCCACAAGAAAAATTAGAATTAAGAACTTATGATTCATATCCGTTCAATCAAAAGTTATCAGACTTCTTTGATGACAAAAAAATTGAAATGGAAAAGACAGGTAAAAAAGATTATGTTTTAACTTCAGATGAAGTTGAGGACATCAATCCAACAGATATTAGGACCTCGTTCCAACCGGGACAAGAACCATCTTAAAAAATTTAGAAGGTCATCGAAAGATGACCTTTTTTATTTGACATAAGGGTCATCTTCAACTATATTTATAATTCAATTTAAACACTTTAATTATTTAAAAAATGAGTAATGTATTAGACGCCGTATTGGCACAGTATGAGAAATCACAAAACGCATCGGGCGGGGCCCAAAGTAAAATGTCGCAAGACGAAAGAATGAAAAAGTATTTCGCTTTAATCCTTGGTGATAAAGAGAAATCAGGACAAAGAAGAGTAAGAATCCTTCCTACTCAAGATGGTTCATCACCATTTAAAGAAGCTTGGTATCACGAAATCCAAGTAGGTGGTCAATGGCAAAAGTTCTATGACCCAGGAAAAAATGACAACGAACGTTCACCTTTAAATGAGGTTTACGAAGAGTTAATGTCAACAGGTAAAGAATCTGACAAAGAATTAGCGAAACAATATAAGTCTCGTAAGTTCTATATTGTAAAAGTAATCGATAGAGACCACGAAGAAGATGGTCCAAAGTTTTGGAGATTTAAACACAATTATAAGAATGATGGTATCTTAGATAAAATCATTCCAATTTGGAGAAACAAAGGTGATATCACTGACGCTGAAAAAGGACGTGACCTTATCATCGAGTTAACCAAATCGAAAACACCTGCAGGTAAAGAATACACAAGTGTATCAACAATCATGTATGATGACCCAACAGCAGTTCACGAAGAAAAAGAACAAGCAGATGCTTGGGTTAAAGATGAATTATCTTGGACTGATGTTTATTCTAAAAAACCTGTAGAGTATCTTGAAGCAATCGCTCGTGGAGAAACTCCAAAGTGGGATAGTGAAAAAGGTGGTTACGTTTATGGTGACTCATCTGTTGAAACTACTACAGTTGGTGGTGGTAGCAAATCTAAAGAAAAGATGGCTGACCCACAGGAAAACTCAGAAGTTGACACAGACTTACCATTCTAATTTATAACGGGTGGGGCTCGTCCCCACCCATTTTATTATTATTAATATGACTTTCAAAGAAGAAATTGAATTACAAATCAGAGACAATAAAACATTGTCTTTCGAGTTTTTCAGTCAGTTAAAAGACAAAAATTATTTTTCGGGTAGAAACAAACAAGTGGGTGATACTGTTTTGTTTGGTATGTTGAGAGAAGAAACCGACGATGAGGATGACATGCTAATAAAGTTGATTACCTTTCATGAGGACGAGATTGGAGAATTATATGAAGAGGACACAATGTTTTACAACCGAAACAAAACAAATAAATTACCCAGTATCAAAAGAATATTAAATGGCAATCAAGAAGACTAATTTCAATCAAGTAAAAGAGAAGTTCTCAACTTCAGCAAAATATAAACCTCAAAGGTTCCTTGACCTTGGTGAAGATTTTTTAGATGCCGTTGGACTTCCTGGTCCTGCCGTTGGACATTTGAATATGTTCTTGGGTCACTCAGATACAGGTAAGACAACTGCGGCAATCAAAGCGGCTGTTGACTGTCAAAAGAAAAAGATTCTTCCTGTGTTTATTATCACAGAACAGAAATGGTCATTCGACCACGCAAAACTTATGGGTTTTGAATGTGAGGAAATTGTTGACGAAGAAACAGGAGAAATGGATTGGGGTGGATTTTTCATCTTCAATAATAACTTCAATTATATCGAACAAATTACCGACTACATCAACTCTTTGTTAGATGCTCAACAGAAGGGTGAATTAGACTACGAAGATGAAGATGGGATACAATCACCAAGCTTATGTTTTATATGGGATTCTGTAGGGTCTGTGCCTTGTAAGATGACATATGATGGTAAGGGTGGTAAGCAACACAACGCATCTGTATTGTCAGACAAAATTGGTATGGGTATCAACCAAAGAATTTCTGGTTCAAGAAAGTCAGATTCTAAATGGGAAAATACTTTGATTATCATCAATCAACCTTGGGTTGAATTACCTGATAATCCATTTGGTCAACCAAAGATTATGGCTAAAGGTGGAAACGCTGTATGGTTAAACTCATCATTGGTATTCTTATTTGGTAATCAAAAGGGTGCTGGAACAACTAAGATTACTGCGACTAAAGACAAAAGAAGTGTTAAGTTTGCAGTAAGAAGTAAAGTATCTGTGTTGAAGAATCACATCAATGGATTAGGATTTGATGATGGTAGAATCATCGTTACACCACACGGGTTCTTGGCAGGAAAAGAAGCGTCTGAGGAGAAAGCTTCAATTGAAAAATACAAGAAGGAGTATGCTGAATATTGGAAAGATATTATCGGAACAGACGGTGACTTTGACTTGAAAGAAGAAAGAGAAGATTAGTAACCTTTAAATAAACTATGTGTCTAAAACTTTATTGGTAGATGGTGATAACCTTTTTAAGATTGGCTTTCACGGTGTTAAAGAACTTTATAATGATGGGGCTCACGTTGGGGGTGTTTATCATTTTATTAATACTCTTCGCCGATTCTTGGATGAACACAACCACGACAAAGTCGTAGTCTTTTGGGACGGAGATTCCAATTCCTCAATTAGAAAAGCAATATATCCTCAGTATAAGGGAAACCGGAGACAGGATATGAATGAATACAAATACGAGTCTTACTTGCAACAAAAGGCAAGAGTGAAGACGTATTTGGAGGAGGTGTTCGTGCGACAAGTTGAGATGATAAACAATGAAGCCGATGACCTTATCGCTCACTATTGTAAGATAGCCACAGAAGAAAAGATTATTATATTTTCTGCAGACAAAGACTTAACCCAATTGATATCAGAAAGGGTTACCATCTATTCTCCAATTCACAAACAATATTTCAAAAACGGTGACAAGATTTCAATTAACAAAGTAGACATTCCTCATCAGAATGTAACCGTGTGTAAAATCTTTACAGGAGACAAATCAGATAACATTGATGGTATCGAGGGTTTGGGTGAAAAAACCCTTGTTAAATTATTCCCACAAATGTTGGAAAAATCCTGCAGTGTCGAAGAATTATTGGATAATGCCCAAAATATCCCGCAAAAGAAACCTATTAAAAGTTTATCAAATATTTTGACTGGTAAGACAAAAAGCGGTATACTTGGAGAAGAGTTCTACAGAATAAATTCCAAAATTGTTAACCTTCACGAACCTCTAATCACAGATGAGGGTAAACAATTGGTAGAACAAATTCACACCGATACAATTGACCCCACCGACAGAGGATATAAGAATTTAATGAGACTGATGATGGAAGACGGTCTCTTTAATTATCTACCTAAGAATGATGAGGCTTGGGTAAACTTCCTAAAACCATTCATGAAATTAACAAGAAAAGAAAAACGAAAACTATGATTGATTATTCCATATCTGAAAAGTTTAAAGTTCAATACAGAACTGCAAAACCTTTCCCATATATTGTAATTGATAATTTTTTACCTGAATTTCTATTACAATCTTGCTTAAACGAAATAAAAAAACATGATGAATGGTATACCAATCAACTAGAATGGGTTGAAAAATTTGAAGTTAATAAGTTGTTTTATCCTACAGATAATACAGATATGACAGAATTCTCTCAAAAACTTCCAATTACCAATATGGTTACTGAATATATGAATTCAGATAAATTCATAAAGTTTTTAGAAGATTTAACAGGATTTGAAAAGTTATATAGAGACCCAATAATGTTGGGAGGAGGAATCCATAAAATAAAAAAAGGTGGAAAGCTTTCTGTTCATATAGATTATAATGAACATCCTGGAAAAAAATGGAAAAGAAACTTAAACCTATTACTTTATTTAAATGAAAATTGGAAAAAAGAATGGGAAGGAAATTTAGAACTATGGGGAGGGGTCCCTTGGAAGAAAGAAATTGAGGTAGAACCTATATTCAATAGAGCAGTTATTTTTTCTATTGAAGACGCACCTCACGGACATCCAATACCATTAAACACACCTGATGATGTGTCAAGATATTCATTAGCGTTGTATTATTTTACTGATGAAGAAGTAAAACAAGGACATAGCGTCATATTCTATAAGGATGAAGACTTAGGAATAACAAAAAACAATAACAATATTTTTAAATAGAAAAACGAAACACAAACAAAAATTAAAACTATGAAAGAGCAAGACAGCACTAAGATGGAATTTTTGCTTACCTTAAACGACAACATCGTCGTTCAAAGATTCTTTAATGTAAGAGGGTATAACCCGAAAGCTAAAAACTCAGTTGAGTTGTATGAATACATTAAAGGACTCAAAGAAGAGCTTGACTATTATCTTAAGATGAAGACGGTTATCTACATGATGGATAACAAAGAATCTATTATTCACGACCCAAAGATTATGGAGACTTCATTCACTGAAGGACCTGAAATTTTCAACCTCTATGTAAAGGTTGGAGAACAGACAATTTGTCAGAGAATTTTTGATGGAAAAAAGTTTCCGCCTAAAGTTCGTTATACGGTTGACGTAAGACCATTTTTGAAAGATGTTCTTCGCGAATTGACTGACATTTTTTCAAACAATGAATTAAGTTACGATTATTTGGAATTTGATTTAAGTAAGTAAGTATTTAATAATATAGAGGGGTAAGTTACAATTTATGAATAAGAATTTCGATTATTTAGGCAATCAGTTTCAGATACAATTATTAAACCAAATCATAGAGGACAAGGAATTTTCTTCATCTATAATGGATGTAATTGAATCTTCATACTTTGATAACAAGTATTTCAAAATCATCATTCAGATGATTAAAGAATATTTCAAGAAATATGAATCAACTCCCAACTTTGACACATTAGAACAAATTGTTAAGTCTGAGGTTTCACAGGAACTCGTCGCTAAAATTGTTTTAGATACCCTTAAACAAGTTAAAGAAGCTCCATTCGAAGGAACAGTATTTGTTCAGGAGAAGGCTTTGAAATTCTGTAAACAACAAGAGTTACAGAAGGCTATGGATAGGGCTCAGAAAATCATCACTGAAGGTGACTTCGAATCTTATGACAAAGTCGAGGGATTAGTTAGAGAAGCTTTACAGGTAGGTCAAACAGACAAAGGAACATCAGATATCTTTACAGGATTAGAAACCGTGTTAGATGAAGACTATCGTCATCCTATTCCAATGGGTATTCCAGGTATTGACAAATTACTTAAGGGTGGCTTGGCTAAAGGTGAGATTGGAGTTATCTTAGCACCAACAGGTGTTGGTAAGACTACAATCTTAACAAAGATAGCGAATACCGCATTCAATATGGGTTACAACGTTCTCCAAGTATTTTTTGAAGACAACCCGAAGATTGTTCAAAGAAAACACTTTACGATATGGACTGGTATTGAGCCTGATAATCTTGCTAACCACAGAGATGAAGTTATGTCCAAGATTACTGAGATTCAAGAAACAATGAAAAACAAATTGATTCTTAAGAAACTTGCGTCAGATACAATGACCATGAATCAACTTAAGAATCAAGTTAGAAAAATGATTGCAGACGGAAACAAAATTGATTTAATTTTGTTGGATTATATTGATTGTGTTCTACCTGAATCAAGTGCGAAAGACGAATGGAAAGCCGAAGGTTCTGTAATGAGAGGGTTCGAGGCAATGTGTCACGAATTGAATCTTGTTGGATGGACTGCTACACAAGGTAATAGGTCTTCAATTTCCTCTGAAGTTGTAACGACTGACCAAATGGGTGGGTCGATTAAAAAAGCACAGGTTGGTCACGTAATCATCACTGTGGCTAAGACACTTCAACAAAAGGAGATGAACTTGGCGACAATTGCAATCACCAAATCCCGTTTGGGTAAGGATGGGGTTGTTTTTGAAAACTGTAAATTCAATAATGAATTGTTGGAGATTGACACTGAATCATCAGTAACATTCTTAGGTTTTGAAGAACAACAAGAAGAAAGAAAAAGAGATAGAGTTAAGGAGCTTCTTGAAAAAAGAAAAGAAAGAGAAGCACAGCAAAAAACAACTTAATTAAATATCTACTTTTTTCAAAAAAAACTTATTTTTTTTATCAAAATTAATGGTCAGTTATATGCCGACCACATATTTATCATTAAAATCAACGATTTTTTGATAAAAAAACTACATTTTAAAATTTAAACAATGGACATTTCAAACAGGATTTTATCGGAGATTACAGTGTATATGAAATACGCTAAGTATATCCCAGAACTAAAGAGAAGAGAGACATGGCAAGAACTTGTCACAAGAAACATGGAGATGCACATCAAGCAGTATCCAGAAATCGAAAAGGAGATTAGAGAGAATTACATGTATGTTTACAGAAAGCAGGTATTACCTTCAATGAGGTCAATGCAGTTCGCAG